CCTCCCACTTGTAAACCTTCAGGTAAAGATGTAATTTTAGTATTTGTTAAATCAAGAGAACCTCCCACTTGTAAACCTTCAGGTAAAGATGTAATTTTAGTATTTGTTAAATCAAGAGAACCTCCCACTTTTAAACCTTTAGGTAAAGATGTAATTGGAGTGTTGTTTAAAAAAAGATAACCTCCCACTTCTAAACCTTTAGGTAAAGATTCAAGATTTTCACAATTTGATAAATCAAGACCACCTCTTACTGTTAAACCTTCAGGTAAAGATGTAATTGGAGTATTTTCTAAATCAAGATTACCTTTTATATCTAATTCCTCAGGGGTGAAGGTTTCAGGAGCATAGAGGAGTTTAGTTTTAAAAGGAATGGGTCTGCCTTCCTTGTCCTCTAGAAATTTGAAGAAATTGTAGATGTTAGGTTTCATTGTACAATTTTTTTATAAAGGACAACTCCCCATCGAACATAAGATCTCTGTTATAATAGAATTAACTTTATCATATTTATTTGTTGGTTTGGATAATCCCTCCTTTAAAATTTCCATAAATGAACCCGGGTTAGAAGGAGTAGAAACAAAATCCCAACATAAAAGTTCAAAATCATCTTGAACTTCTAAAGTTTCTCCCATTTGTTTTAATGAGCCCATTCCCCTAGAAGATACTCCTACCGTTATGCCACTTTGAATTAAAGCTTTAAGAATGTTTCCTGAGGGGGTTGGAAGTATTTCTATTTTACCCATAACATTATCTCCGTCCCAATATATATCTTTAATATTGTGGGAAACATTTTTTAGGTTAACTACATTTGAATCTGGATGGTCTAATTCTCCCATGGCTCTGTTTTCCTTGATAGAGTCCATGTATTTTTCAATTTCTCTTTCCCATAGTTTTTTAGAGTAATATCTACCATTACCGTTTTTTACTTCAGCTGTAGCTAATACTCCCCCTACTATAGGATTTCCTTTTTCAGAAAGTTTACTTTCAGTTAAAGAAAAGGGAGTAGGCTTAAAAGGGAGAGTTTCAATTAAAAGTTGTTTCATTTGGATAATGTTTCTCTAATAATATTACGGATTGCTTTACGAAGTTTTGTTTCGTTCAAAGAAAAATCAGGCAATTCACTTTCCATAGAGACATAATTTTTACTTCTAGGAAACATATTTTCTTCTAAAGGATCTTCATCAATAACTTCTTTTTTTTGGTTTTTCGTTATCAACCATTTTTTCATGTAGTTTGGCATATTTTTCTTTAGCCTTTTCCAGTTCTTTAATTTCCCTTTGAATTTCTTTTAAGCTAGATTGGTTGATAAATTCAGCTATATCTTCATTTTCCTCAATAGAGGAAAGTTTTTGTCTTCTTTCTTCAATAGCCTCATCTAAAGCTGCCATTTTAGCTTCTAAAGCTGCTATTGAACCTCGTTTTTCAACTTCTTTAATATAGTCTTGAATTTGGTTTTTTTTCTTAGCTTCAGTTAGAGATTCTTTAATATCACCATACCCACTAGATTTATATTTACCCTGTGGTTCTTTTGGTATTCCTAATCCGGGAACATCGTCAGTGTATCCTATACCTTTAACACCAAATTGACCATCTTTTACATAAAAAAGTGGATCTTTAGCTAAGTTTTTAGATACCATTTCAGTTATTTCTTCTACACTTTTTTCACAGTTTTTAGGATCTTTCATTTCAGTATAGAAACCTTGGAAAAAGCCAGGATTGTTATTTGAATTAGATTTATCCTTATAATCATATCCTTGAGTTTCTAAATCAACCACTTCTTTAGTGGGTTTCTTTTCTTCAACTCTAGCTTCTTCTTGAAGGTTTTCCATTTTATCATTAAAAATAGAAAACCAATCAGGTTGGGTAGTATTTTGAGATACTAATCCTATCCCTAAAAGATTTTCTACAATTATAGATCTTTTCTTTAAAATAGCTGTTGCCTCATCAAACCCAGCCGAATTACGGATTAAGTTAGGATATGACTTTTTAGCAGCCTTTAAAAATATCTCTTTATTTCCTTTTCCTTCTTGGATTAGGTTATACTGATTTTGTAGTGTAGGTTGTTTCATTTTTCGTCTTCGTTTAATAAAATTTCAATATCATTTAAGTAATCTAAAATTAAATCTGTAGGTATTACAACTGCATATGAAGCAGGATTAGTTTGGTAATAATCAATTGTATCTTCTCTACCTTTATCTATTAGTTTATAAACGTCATTTAGTTTTTCTCTAATTACATCAAAAGCAGCAATTCTTTGGTCTTGGAATTCTTTAGGAGATTCAGCTTCAAATAATTTTTTAGTTTCTAATCCTGATTTTTTAATTTTATCAGGTACTAATTTATAACCGAATTGTTTAACATATGCATTTTGCTTTACTCCCTTATTACTAGCTGAAGGGCCAGGACCCAATGTAGAGCCTGGGTTTTTATTTAGTTCTTTGACTAATTTATATCCTAGTTTGTACATGTATTTTGGGGGTTTGGGTTTTTTTCCTTTTGAAAATGCTAAAGGAGTTGCATATTGCATTCCAGTACCAGGGGTAAAAGAAGCAGCTCCACCTCCTCCCCCAGTTGTAGACATTTCATCTATAGGAGAATTATTTTTCATTGTGAGCATTTTTTAATTCATCTACCAAGTTATGATATTGTAGCAGATCAACTAAATGCTTTTCGGTTGCCTTTTCATTTTTATCCAAAACCTTAATATATTTCAAAACTTCTTGCAATTTGATAGCAACAGGTTTGTTTTCTATCTTTTTAGAATAATTAAAAATTGTTCTTTTAACATTTAAGATTTCATTATTGTAGAAGCTTTTCAATTTAGAAGTACTATCTACAGATTCAATATATTCTTTTAATATTTGTTTTTGCTTTGCATTTAAATCCGAATATTTTTCATTAAATCTATCTAATAATATTCTATATGTTAATATTCTAACATCTTTATCTGCAGACATAAATTCTTGTAAAACTTCATCTTTAACCCCACCAGAATCTATTGGAGATTGTGTTAAATGTTCCAATAAAACGATTTTATTGTCTATAATTTGTTGGGGGTTTATAGATTTATCAGTATTGTATAATTCTAATAAAGTATAAACAGAAGCATACGCTTTATAGTCTTTTATTCTGATATTAAATATCTCATCAATATTATAATTTTCTTTTATTTCTTTAACAAGATTATATTTTTCTTTACGAAGTTTATTCCTGTTAAGTTTTTTAGAAGTATCTATAATAGTGTCTATAATGGTTGTTGCCTTACCTTCACTAATATTTCTAAATTTGGTAATAGTTTCATATAACTTGTATTCTTTCCCCAGCTCAGTGTGTGAGAAATATTTCTTCAAAATTTTAGTAGCATTAGAATCTTTACCAGATAATGTATCTGATGTGATTTGCTTTACTAAAATTTCAAAAAGGATGGCAGTGTTTTTATATTTAGAATGTTTTATCTGCATCTATTGGATTTGTTTTTTTATAAATATATGAAAATTATTACTCCTTAATATTAGATTCATCTAAAAACAAATCATTTGATCTTTTCTTGCCTTCAAATATTAATTTCTTTTCAGGACTCAAATGTTCTAAAGATTTTATAAAGGTAACTAAATTGGGAGTATGTTCCATTGCTAAAGCCTTTTTGGTAGGGTTGTTGTAGTCATCTTTTGTTCCCGCAACTCCTAATCTATCTTTCCCAAAATTATCTTCTTGAGAATTTCGGGTTGTTGCTTTTTCTTTAGGTCTACCCAATGGAGTTTTTTCATTATTCTCATCATAGCCTGGGGGTAGGTTTGAGGGATCAGAATAGATTCTCCCCTTACCATACAGTGAAGCTAAATCGTGGGGTGTACCATACGATTGACCTGATTTAAATGGATCGTTTCCTTCACTTTCAATTTGGCTTAATCTAAAGGTACGTTCGTAATCTTTTACTACTAAATCTCTAAATTCATTATATTCATCTTCACTAATGTGGAAGATTTTATCATAAATGTAATCTGAAGGGAATAATTTACTATCAACCATGGCTGTAGCTAAATCCATTTTTTCCTTCATTAAGGCTACTCGTTCTTGATCATAAATGATAGAAGGAGTAGTTAGTGCTAATTCAAAATTACCCAACTGTTCATCTCTATAACCTTGGGTGTAGAGATGGATTATGGCTACTTTATATAATTCTGATACTATAATACGCTGGATGCGTTCAATAGTACGAGCAAATCTGATATCTTGAGCTGCTAAAGTAGCTTTTCCATCAGTGTTTTCATCATATCCCATAAATGCTTTAGGAATCTTTAAAGCAGCAAACAATTTATCTCTTAAATATTCTACGTCATTAATACCCTCCCACTGCAAACCACTTAAATTATCAATTTTAGTGTTTTGATCATTACCTCTCACAGGAATATAGTAGTCCTCTAAAAGATTTTGCATATTATACCTTAAATTATATTCTCCAGTTTGAGGGTCCATATATGGAGTTCTTTTTAACTTTGATAAAGTTCTTTCCATAAATGCATCCACTTCATTTGGCGGGATAGAACCCACATTCATGTAGAAAATACGTTTTTCTGGGGCTCTAACAATACGATGAATTAACATTGCATCTTCCATTAATGTATATTGCTTAAACAATTTACGGGCAGGTTCAATATATGACCTCCCATAAGGAAGAAAATTCATATCTGTCAATAAACGGAAGTGTAATACTTCATAATTGTCAAATATTATAGCTCTATCATGTTTACCAGAGTTAGGCACATTATAATATCCATAATCTGAGGCTGATACTCCATCTGGGTCAAATCTAAATTGAATTTTGAATGGATCATTAGGTTTACCTTCACTGTTATTTCCTATATTTCCTTCAATTCTTTCAATATGGAATGCAGTATAGGGTATAATGTTGTAAACACCAAACTCTTCGGCAATTTCTAACTTTAAGAAAAAATCACCATATTTGCACATATTGCGAACCCAAGGCCATAAATTAAATTCTATATTTAAGATATCGTAAAATAAATTGTATAGAATTTTTTGTATATTTTCATCCGAAGAACGAATAGATAACACCTCACCCATATCATTTTTTAGGGTAGATTCATCAGCTATGATATCTAAAGCAGATGCTATAATAGCATCTGTATCCATAGCATCATAATCAGAATATAAAGATGGTCTTAAATATTGATAGTTAAAGTTTGTTTGGGCTCCATATAATGAAGTAGCTGAGTTAGTATAAATTCTATTAAATCTATCAACTAGGGCATTAGTTTCGTATTGACCTGATTGTTGAATTTTATTAGTATCAAAAACTTTAATTTGGTTTCCCCCAGTGTTACGAAGTATAACATCTGTTGAAAATAATCTCTGTAATCTAGTAAATAATCTTGTATCTGCCATTTATTTTTATTTTATAAAAGCCAATCAATATTTTCAGCCTTACCTCCAATATCCATTCGATATGGGTTTTCTACCCTGTTGTTATGTGAATACCCCCCACTAAATGTGGAGGTATTAGATTTAATACTATTTAATGCTGCCCGGGCCATATCTACACTTTGTTTTTGGAATCTAAGTGATGTATCACGTAGAAACATACCAATACTAAATGGCATAACCAAATCATCGTTATATCCTTGTTGTGCTTCAGCCCTACCATTTTTCCATATAAATACCTTCATTTCTTCTAATAATCTCTTAGATCTAATAGTTACTGAATTATCACCCAAAAATTCTCTAAATTTGTTTATGCATAGAGGGCGGGTTCTTAATGATAACGTAAATCCAGGAACCATATCATTTTCGGTTTCATATACTTTTAAATATGATTCAGCAGTTAATCTGTCTGACTTAGGACTATAATATAAATTTCTATATTCTCTTTCAATTATAGCATCCAATGTTGCCCAACCAACATTAGCATTTTCTACTATTAATAAAGCATTATTATATTCGGTAGCTAACCCCACTAAAAAATACCCAAATTCTTTAGGTGGCATTTGACCCCTATATTCAGCTACTTGTGTGTTACTTTGTATGTCAATTATATGGCAAGTTGAAAAATCCTTACCATCACCCCTAGCCACATCAGCTACTGCCATGTATTCTTTAGAATAGTCTGGGGTTTCCCATATCCATAAATTTTGGTCTATTCCTCTTCTTTCAAATGGGTCCCTTACTGTATGTTCTCTAATATAATTAATCCATTCAGGGAAAAATACAGTATCACCTGATGTTGCAAAATCACAATCACATTCTTGTGCTGCTAAGCGTGGATCCCCCAACAATTCATCCTGACGTTTTCTCCAATTTTCATCTCGTTCCGGGTGAACATACCAAGGGAGTTTAATAGGGAGAAAATCATTTTCATTATTTTCAGCTGAAACCCATGTTTTATGAAACCAATTACCTGTACCATATGGTGTTGAAAGAACTATAGCTCCTCCACCCGTAGCTAAAGTTTGCTGTGCAGAAGCCCAAATATTGTCAATTTGTTCAATAAATGCTGCCTCATCAACAATCAATAAAGATACAGCTTCAGATCTACCAGCATCTGAGTTTGCTGAGGTGGCTTTGATTTGGGAACCATTATTTAATCTTAATGAAAGCTTATTATTTTCTTCTGCTGAGATTTTTAACCATGAAGGTAAACTATCAAACATAAATTTAACCTTCGTAACCATGTTACGAGCAGTTTCCTGTTTGGTAGCAATACATAAAACGTTTTTATCTTTTTGGAATAACATCAACCATAAAGCATAACCTGCTGTTAAAGTTGATATACCCAACTGACGAGATTTTAATATAATTGAATATGGGTTCTTTTGTATAAGTTTTAAAGTTTTTTCTTGAAATGGATAAAGACTAAAAAGCACCCTTCCTCTTTGAGGGTGTTGAATAAAACAGTATTTTTTCATAAAATGTACTGGGTCTTGGGCACATTTTAAATATTCCTGTTTTATTATTTGTTTTATATCTTTATTCACTTATTAATTCTCCAATATAAACGAGCAGATAATATAGGTTCTAGATTTTGGTTTATCCCTAACCCTATCCCATAAGCATGATAGTTTTTACTTCTATACAAAAATTCTGCACCCACAGAATTTAATTGAGTTGGAACTACTGCTGCCGATATACCTGCATAAAATTCACGTTCATTTAATATTTCAGTGTTGGTTATAGTGGTTATGGGGATAAGAACATTAGAAGATGTTTCCCTAGAAAATATCTTATTTTCTGTAATAGTATCTAATATAACTAAATATCCTAAAGTATCTAATTTAATAGTATCTTGATAAACATATTTAGCATAATAATCTTTTAATACTTCTAGAGTATCAATATCTCTAAAAACTGTGTCTGTTTCTATAATAGTATCAATATTTGTTATAATCCTATCATACCATTGAGGTTGATATACGATCTTTTCAATTTTAATAGTATCATATACAGTTTCAGTTTTAGTAATAACTTGAGGTTCTGAGGGTGATGGAAACAGCCTTGGAACCATATGAAACAACAACAAAACTAATATTAATACTATACTAGCTTCTATTAAAATATCTTTAAATGGTGTTTTCAAAACATTTATATTTGCATCCCAAGTTCTTTATGGAGTATTTCCATAAAGGGTTCAAAATTATGTTGTCCATACTCATTAATAAGAACTTCTGCTACAGCTTTGGCAAAATCAGCATAATGCATTTCTTCTGGGATTGTGATGGTGGTAGGACCTTGAATAGTATCTTCACTTTCCCCCAAAGCTTTTTCTATATCTCCAGCAGCTTTTTCTGCATCATCTGGGGATAGCATTTCAATAATTTCATTGCGAATATATTCTTTAAACGATTCTTTAGTCATCTTCTTTGATTCATCAAAACGTGTAGGAGGTCTATAATCTTTAACAATACTTTTATATTGGTTGTACATTTTTATAATCCCTAATTCATCCCCATTTTTTTTAAGTTGTTCTAACTTATTAAGAGGACCAGACCCCTTAGGCCACTTTTGAGATAAGGCATCTTTAAGTATTTGATAATAGTCTTTCATTTTGGTTATAAATATTATAAAGACAATGTTCTTTTAATTTGTTCAATACGTTTTTCTGTAGTACCATGAATTTCATGGTAATTTTTAATCCTGTGGCTATATCTATTAATAGTATTAAGAATTATAAAATCAATCAAATCCCTATACTCTGCATCCGTTTCACGAACTCCATTATCTTCTATTTTTACTCCCTTAGGAGAAACATAAAATATATAATCATAATCTTCTATTAATTTAGATGCTACAAGTTCAAAATCTTCTTTTTCATAAAAATCCATAGACTTTGAAGCATTAGCAAACGCTATCACATCAATTACAGTTCGATCTGTAATAATATTTTTTTGCATTAATTCTAAAGAACGTTCAGCTAAAAATACACATTGACCTTTTAATGTTGAATCAGTGTTTAATGGAATACCTTGTTCCATCAAATATTTAGAACGTTCAGTTCTAAATGTATAGTCTTTAAACTCTGGTAGCTTGGTTAAAGCTTTAACTAAAGTAGTTTTACCAACTGAAACTGTTCCACAAAATCCTATCTTCATAGTTTAAGCTCCGTTTCGCATACTTTTAATACCTGCTGCTGTTTTGTGGAATGGAATTCCTTCTCTATCTCTCACAGCAGAATCAAATTCATCTTTAGTGTATTCCATACCATAAAGATAATATTTTTTCCTTTCACTACTACCTTTCAATGGTTCAATTGCGGGACCATCCCATTTATGTAATTTCCAATCTCCATCTTCTGAATCTCGACATAAGTGATAATATGCATTATTAACTTTAATAGTTTTTACTTCCCAAATTTTATTTCCCATAACAAATTTATTTTAAAAATAATAAGAAAATTTATGAATTCAAAATATCTTCAGCAACATAAGTACCTTGAGCACCACTAACAGTTATACCACGAGCTGATAAAGCATCGCCTACAAAATGTACATTGGGATAATCAACTAATGATAAATTATTATAGTTTACAAGTGGTTCAGGGCTTAGATATTTTACTTCCGGAATATAGATTCCATAATCATCTTTAAGTGTTGGGAATACCTTCTTCATATCCTCAATAAAATCTTCTATATACTGAAAATAACCACCCATTACTTCTTTAACTAAATCTAAATTATCAATTTGGTGGGATGTTATTTTGTTACCTTCTGAAGTAGTAGAGGGTTTACGAGATGGACTATAATATAGACCAGTTCCGTTATGTTGCAATTTAGAAACGACATTACGTGACCATTCAAATGGGTTTTCAATTCCTTGAATTTCCATCAGAATACCAAAATTAGTCATGTTATTTCGATATGCTTCATCTTTTTTAGCATGTCCATTGTATGAATGATCTCCATATGTTTCTTCTACAGCTACATAAGCAGCGTTATTATTTGTACAAAAACTTCTTAATGAAACACCTTTATCTTTAAACTTACGATATAATTTAAAGTCATATGAAATATCGATTAGTTTTTGGAAATGGTGTTGTGGTGCTTCGAAACGGGCTCCGATTTGTACTGATTTTGCTTCAGTAGGTAGATTATATTCTTCTGCTAATCTTTTACCAAAGTCAATACCTGATTTACCCACCCCAAATATAAGTTTGTCATATTTGTAGAAATGAAAATCTGTACCACAATATACAGTTTGATATTCAAAATCAATATCTGTTACTTTAGTTTCCCAAATAAAATTAACACCCTTATCAACTAAATAATCATACCAATTTTTACCAATCTCGTGTAGATAATCTGTACCAACATGCCATACAGGAAATAATCGTAAACCAAAATATGGTTTAATAAAATCTGGTTCTGCTTGTGGGTTTGAACATTGTACTTCTTCAGGTTTAGGATGGAAACGTTTGAAATTGGTGATAACTTGATCCATTAACTCCATTGCCTTTTCCTCACCACAATACTTGGACATATGTCCCCCAATAGCAGTATGATAGGTTAATTTACCATCACTCCAACCACCTGCACCTAGGAAACCTGTCATTACTTCTTCAGGTTTTCTATTGTATGGGTCTTTACCCATATCGATTATTGTGATAAGTTCTCCAGGGTAACCATTATCTACTAATTTTGTAGCCGCATTTACACCTGCAACTCCTGCTCCTACAATTGCAATTTTGTTTTTATATCTCATAGATTGATTTATATTTATGGTTTAAAGTTACAAAAAAAAGCTGTGAACTCCAAATTTGGAGCCACAGCTTCCTTAAGCTTATTTAATGCGCCTGGCTATGAATCAGGCTATATGTAATATTTTATTGTTTTATTTTAATCTTGAGTGTTGTGTTTCCTTTTCTTTTTTATATTCTTTAAGAGCTTTTATAAAAATTTCTTTTAAATTAGTTTTATTACCTAATTCAGCTTGAGCTTTTTCAATAGCTTTTTTTAAATAAGAAGCATTTCCTTTTAAATTAGGGTTTAAGTAAGGTATAACAGATCTTATTATTAATTGTATTACTTCTTCTTCAGTGTTTATTTGAGGAAAAATAGATTTTAATGCATTATAGGTTTTTATAATTTTTTCTGATCTGGTAATATCAGGTAATTTAGAAGCTTCTAATAACATTATTTCTTGTTGAATTATTTTTTCTACAATTTTAGTAAATCTACCTTTTTCATCTCGAGGTTGAATTCGACTTTTTATTTTTCTTAAAATAGTTTTTAACGTTGCATCTTTATTATTAAAATAAGGAAGATTTTCTATGTAAATTAAGATTAATTCTTTAAACTCATCAACCGTATTTATATTTTTTAATGCTGCTTTTAAAGCTTTATTATTATTAATAGCTTTGATTGTTTTATCAGTTTCCGGAGTATTTTTTGTAGATTTAGTATCTATAGTAACTGTTTGTGATTTTTTAGGATCTGTAGTAGGTTTATCTTTTTCAGGTTGGGAATCAAGGTATGTTAGATCATTTGTTACCTTTTTCCATAATATAGGATATTTGTTTTTAAATCTATTTACACTTGCTCTATACGGATTATTTTTATTTATAGTACCATCTTCTTGTATTCCAGTTACATATTCTATTGCTCCATTATCCTCAAGATCCCAAGTAAAAACATATATATAAACTAATTCCCCCAAATTATTTTTAGCAGCAGATTCATCATAGTCTGGGAGGTCTTTCCATGCTGATACTGTTGCTTCTAAAAGTAAATTTTCATAAATTTTAAATAATTTTGTTTCTGCTATATTTCCAATGCTAGGTGTAGGGATGCTAGGTGCAGAGATACCTCCAGTAAATGCAGCTTTACCTCTTTTACCTGGTTTAAGGAGTACACGCTTTTTCCAAGGAATATCAATTTTTGAATCTAAACTATTAAAAAACTTTCCAATAGATTTAGGATTTTTTTTAACTTTTTGTGCCCAACTTAATATTTGTGTTACCTTTTTGTTTTTTGTTACGTTATCATCATTAAGTTTATCATTAATAAATTTATCATTAATAACATCTCCTTCTTTTATATTAAGAACTTCTATAAATTCTCTTGAAGGTTGTTTGTTATTTGTAATTAATGGTAAAAAATATCCTAGTATAATATAATATTTGTTCCCATCGGGCTGTAAGTATTTATCTCTTCTAAAAAAGGTTAAAGGATCAGGAAAATCGGGAGAGTCAGGAGGAATATCTTTACCTTTTACATCACTAATATCAAATTCTGTAACCTGATTTTCTTTAGCCTCAGAAGAATTTTTAGGAACTTCGGGGCCTGTATCATTAATATTGGTTCCCCCATCTACAAAAGCACTTTTAAGGGCTTCTTTATCAGGAAACTGATCAGGATACTCAGAAGTTAAATAATCAACTAATTTGTCTACCAGGTCTAATCCTGCTTCTAATCTTAGATCAGCTAATCCGGTTTTATCAGGACCTGTAGGGTTGTCATCTTGATCTCCTGGGGTGTTTGAGATTTTACCTGTAATAGGAATTCTGCTATCAGGATCAAATACTTTCCCATCAAGTTTGTTTAGTATTTCATCCCCTATTGATTTAACAGTTCTCTCAACATCATTAATTTCATAATCTCCTGTATTATATCCTACTGTTATATTACTATCTGTAGAAATTACAGAATTATCTTTTGTATCTTCATCTGAGTCTCCCTCATCTTCATCAGGATCAGGAAAGAGTGGGATGGTTTTCCCATCATCAAAATCAACATTATCCATTACTGTTTCTATTGATTCAGAATCAATTGGGGGGACATTATCAGCATTTGTTTTAGCCACATTAAAAATAGAGGCAGAAGTTATTGACAACCATACCAAAATTATTGTTATCCTTGCTAAGATATTAGGTTCTCCTGTTTTTTTGTTTCTAAATAAATCAAAAGGGAATGCTTCATTAACTGATTTAGGGTTAAGTTTACTATCAATATATTTTTTTACATCCTCTAGATTTTTACTTCCTTTATATTCTTCAATTATTTTTATTATTTTTTCATATCCTTCAGGAGTAAGCATTTGTTTAAGACGTGACAAAAGTGAAGCCGCAATTGGAACCATAGGATTTACTCTAAACTTTTTAGCAGCATCTCTTAATCTACGTAGTAACCCTTCATTTAGATTTTCTTTTAATAAATTATTTTCTAAACAATATAATTCAATATAGGTTTCTGCTAAAAGATCTTCTAAAATTAGATCCTGAGAAGAAGTAGAAATACCTGCAAGTTTTTGAAAGCGTAATGTTTCTTTAGTTATAGAATAGCCCATAATTTAATTTATTTTGATCTTAAGTGTTGTGTTTCCTTTTATTACTCTATGCCATTCTTTGGCTGGTATAAATATATGATCTCCCTTTTTTAGTTCTACAGGAAGTTGATTATCTAATTGAAATTTCCAATTTTGTCCCTCTAATATTTCAACTTCACGGTTATGTTCATCTCGATGCCAAAGTAATTCAATGGGATCTATATCATCTGAAAATTCTCTAATAATAGAAGAATTTATTTTTTTATCAATGTAAGGTTTGCTCAAATTTTTGTAACTTTTCTATTAGTAATAAAATTCATAACCCCTTTAATACTTTTAATTTCTTTAATTATATAATCAATTGAATCTTTATTAAAACCCCCATCTTTTACAAATGGGGAAGGATCAATTTTAATAGATAAAATGTATTTTGGGTATGAAAGTTTTTCACTTTTAGGATAATATCTTTCACTTAAAATAGTAATACCTTTAATGGCTCTAATATCTGAAGATATGTTAGTATATGAATTGAATTTAGGGTTTACTATTAATACCCCTTTAAGTTGATAAGTATCACTTAATAAATCTTCATTCAATATGTCTATAAGTTTTATCATATTACCAAAAACCACTAAAATTTTTTGAACCCCCTAATAATTTCCAATATCTACCAATTCTACAAGACCAATATCGCGCACTTGTTTTTGGCTCCCCAGTACCACATTTGTGTCGAGCTGCAAAGGCTTTCCTAGCCTTAGGATTATCCAACTTTGCTCTTAAACCCCCCGAACCAAAACGTACAGTTTTAATGTTTCCTGTTTTAGGGTCCCTAACATAAACTTTATATGCTTTACCTCCAGAAGACGAGCGCATGGGTTTATTTAGTTTTGGAGTTTTCTTTTTAGATTTTTTCTTAACTTCAACTAAAAGATTTTTAATTTCTCTATCAGTTAATTCAATAGGAAAATCTAAAGGAACACGAGTACCATTTTCTAATACCCCAAAATGACCTAAATCTGTTTCATTTAAAATCTCTAGATCATCTGTGTTTTTTACTTCTAAAATATTTCTAGCATATAAAGCTCGAGCTTCAGCCCACAGGTTAAAATACGCTGAAGAACCTGCACGATAAACATGTTCAGTTAATGGAATTTTATGGTTTATATGATACTGTAAACCCTCAGATAGTATTTGTTTGGGGGCTATGTTTTCATTAAGCATCATACCTTTTTGTGATTTATCACATATTCCACATCCACAATCACACATAATTTATATTATTTTATTTTAACAAATTTACCATTTTCCAGGTTATAAATATTACTGGATTTGGAAATAGTTTTCTCAGTCATAACAATAGCCTCATTAGTGGGAATATTAAACATATTTCTGTCTGCTCTGTAACCAGATGCTAAATATGGTGTATATTCTCCTTCAGGTATTTCAGGTGGGAAAAAGGTTTTTTGGGCTGTTAATTGATATAAACCTTCTTCTAAAGGAATTAAATCTATAATTCCCTGTAATATAGCATTAATATTATCTTTACTATATTTTTCACTACCATATTTGGGACCATATATAAGTTTTCGTATTAGTTCTTCATCTTTTATACGAGAAATAAAACGAGTTTTAGGTGGAAGTTGGGTAAGATTATTTTTTTGGAGAAAGTTTCTAAGAGCATCATTAAATTCTTTTACCTCAGGATGGTTAGCATATTGAGTATATCCACTCCATCTAATAAAATCTCCAGCGTCTGCTTGAGCTCCTCCTGCCTTTTTATGTGAAATAAAAACTACTGGATTGTTTTCAACATCAATTAAATTAAAATCCGATTTAGGAACACCTGGTTGGGTTTTAGCTCCTATAATATTTTCATATATTTCACCATTTACCTCTATTGAGATAGGTTGGTCTTCATTTTCTTTTATTTTCTCTTTAATAAGATTATTTAATAATATTAAATTAGCATCTTCTACTGCTGTTCCTGACCCCTTCCCCCTTCCACCAAAATATGAGTCTTTCAATAGATCTGAAATGGAGTATTTATTTCCGGCATCATCTATGAAAAATGGGAAAATGTTTATAGCTTGACCTCTTGCTAATTTTCTAATTTCATCAGCATCTTGAGATCTAAATACCTCAGAATGGTTTGGGTTAATAAATTTTAAAGGGGTAGCTTCTCCATTTACCAAATTAAAAGGTTCATTACTTTCTATTTTATCAGCAAGTAATGTAAAACGAGGACCTCCACGTTTTTTTAAATCATAAAATGTTAAAGCATTAAAACCATTTTCTTCTAATATAATCCCAATTTTTTTAAATTCATTTTCAATAAGAATTTTATCTTGGGGATCGTTTATATTGGGATAACCTTTAGGAAATTTATAAGATATCCTATTTAAAAACTTTGTTAACACATCCATAATAATATTATATTTCGGGTATTTCTTCAGGAGCCTCTTCAGGTGTTTCTTCCTCACCTGTATCTTCTAAATCTTCCATATCCTCTTCTTCTCCTTCTGGAGGTGATGGGATTCCGTATCGTAATATGCGGGCTATAGCGTGGATAGCATTTTGTTCTTCAGGAAGATTTAAAAGGTAATACTTTTTACCCTCCACTTGAGCTATCCAACTTCTACCATTCCAAATTAGATAAAATTCTTGATCGTTTTTTAAGTTGATTCTAAACGTGGAAGGACGGGGGGCAACCCAATCAATGGAAGCCAAAAAATAATCGAAATCTGACGTTAATAAATCAACTATAACCGCCTTAAGTTCTGGGAATTTGGTTAACTCATCATATTCAATGGCTTTGTAATCAACTTTTTGTTGAATACCATATATTTGACGGATTATTAACCGTATTTTTTCTCTTAACTGATCAGGATTCATTTGTTAGAATCTTCTTTAACCATAATATCTACTGCGTTATCAATGGCAGGTTCTTTTAACTCAAAATCTAAATAATGCTTAGCACTTACCAAAGCATCTTTTGATTTAATTATTTTCGCTTGCCACCAGTGAGGGAAATCAACTTCACCTTTATATTCAAATTGATCTACCATTTTATAAAGTTCCATAGCATATTTGGCGATGCGGTATAAATCAGCCTTAAGCATATGGGGTTCGTTATCTTGGTGACCTAAATCTAAATCTCCTTCTTTAACTTGCATCGCTTTTTCAATGGCAGCTCCTCTATTTTCTTCGTATGGGGAAAGTTTACCATCTTTATTTAAGTCTGCCTTTTGATGGTTTTTTAAAACATCTTGAATTATCTCACGCAATTTATCTGAGTTCATAGTTTCTGCTGTTTGTTTGGCTAACTTAGTTGCTCTACCATACATTACCTGTTCTGCATTTTTCCCATACCTTTTAACAAGACCTCGCTTGTTTTTTTTCATTTTGTTGATTATATCTTCTCGCTTTTCAAGTTCAGGTTTGGTGAGTTTACGTTCATTAATCATGGGGTGTATTATTTTAAAATACCTGCAATTCTCAACATTTTATTTTTGTATGCTTCATCTAATTCTGTAGGTTCTTCTAAAGAAGGAGAAGGGATTTGAGCATCTTCATTATCTTCATCTTCTAAACCAACTATAAACTTACGAGTAAAAAATGTGATAGTATTCCCAATTTGTTGAGTAAGAACATCATCACCTAATTCTTTAGCAGCTTCAAGTGCTGATTGGAGGTTTGTTTGGATTGTTTGTTCAGGGCTCCCTGTACTTTCAAAGTCTATACTTTCTTCTTCAGCATCAGATTTTTCTTCAGCAGGTTCCTCTCCAGCAGGTTCCTCTTCAGCAGGTTCTTCTTTTTTATCCTTTTTAGCTTCTCTAACAAATACATTAGCTTTTTGTTCTGGGGAGAGATCATCTGTGGAGGTTTCTCCTTCAAGTTGACGGATGTTAAAATCCAACATACCATCAGGGTCAACTTTATTAACCCAATCAAGGGCTTCATCATATGATTCCGTGGAGTGGACTTGGAGACCATTTCTAGGATTTTCAATTACCCAAAATTCTTCTTGTGGGTTAGGAATATCTTGTATTTCTTCTAATAGTTTTGTGATTTTCATATTCTTGTGTTTTATTATAAATATATTAATTTTTTTTCTTAAATTTAGCTTTTTCTGTATTTGGGACAAATTGTTTACCTTTTTTACTACCTTGTACCTTTTTGGCTACAGTAGCTTTACGTTCAGCTTTAGTTAGAGATTGGGCTTTGGCTTTAGGTAGGCAACGGGTGGTTGGTTTACCTTTTTTCATTGTCCCACAAGGTCCTGTAATATTGCCTTGGGTATTAATTCTAACCCATTGTTCTTTTCCAAACCAATCTCTAAGAGATTCTTTGATTATTTTTCTAAGTAAAAGACGATTCATTAATATGATTTTTTCTTTTTACCTTTAAATTTTATTTGCCCTTTACAAACCTTAACTGCCCTACCTGATAAATATGCTGAAGATTTTTCACCTGCGGCTTTACGGGCTTTAATATAGTCTTTACCTCTTTGGCAGAGATAGTCTTTTTTACGTTCTGTTAGCATTTCACCCAAAGCTTTTATTTCTTTTAATTCAGAAATTGTTTCTGTAATAGAATATTTGGGATTTTGTTCTATAATAAATTTTATAGTTTCTTTTATAGAATTCATTTTAATTTTATCTATAAATGTTTCCTTTTATAAATCCGGTAGGTCCAATCAAATCTTTTATTTCTTCGTCAGATTTTTCAGCGAGAGGAGTGTTTTCTAAATAAAGATCACCTTTCACTTGTAAACCTTTAGGTAAAGATGTAAGATTTTTACAATTATATAAATCAAGAGAACCTCCCACTTGTAAACCTTCAGGTAAAGATGTAATTTTAGTATTTGTTAAATCAAGAGAACCTCCCACTTGTAAACCTTCAGGTAAAGATGTAATTTTAGTATTTGTTAAATCAAGAGAACCTTCCACTTTTAAACCTTTAGGTAAAGATGTAAGATTTTTACAATTATATAAATCAAGAGAACCTCCCACTTTTAAACCTTCAGGTAAAGATGTAAGATTTTTACAATTATATAAACTAAGAAAACCTCCCACTTTTAAACCTTCAGGTAAAGATTTAATTGGAGTATTTCCTAAATCAAGATTACCTTTTACATTTAAATCATCAGAAGTAATAGTTTCAGGAGCATGGATGAGCTTAACTCTAAAAGGAATAGGCCTACCTTCCTTATCCTCTAGAAATTTGAAGAAGTTGTAGATGTTGGGTTGCATGCTCTATTTTTGGTTATAAATATTACAACTTTTTAAGAGATTCTAAATGTTCAATAGTATTATCTAAATATTTTAATACTTTTTGCTTATCTAAATTACCCCCCCATTTTTCAACATCTCCTTGTTCAGTAATAAATGAGTTATTAGATTCATTTAATTTATCCTTTACATACGCTTTAAAATTTGTTATAAATCCTTCTATTTCAGAATTTATAATATTTTTTTCATATTCTTCAAATAAACCAACTTTTTGAAGTTCATGTTCAAAATCTATAACACAATCGTAACACATTTTGTGAATATTATAATAGTCAGGATCAAAACGTTTTTTCATTAATTTTTTACAATTGGGACAAAACAGGGGAACAATAATAGCTTTTTTAGCCTTATCTAGTTTAGTAATGTTTTGTTTAATCCCATTTTTAATAGTCCATTTTCTACCATCTTCTTCCCACACATCTCCCTCTTTATAGAATTGTTTATCTTTTTGGTATCCTATACTTTGACCTGATTTTTCATTTTGTTTTCCTTGAATTAAATTACGTAAACGTTGAACGTCTTGTTTATTAAATTCTCTTTTTAAAACATTATCACTCATAGCCCTAATTTTTGTAATTCTTTAATTGTATTTTCAGCTGAAGTATGTAAAATACCTATACCCCCAGCAGCTTTCCATTGTTCTACATTTAATTCTTTATCATCAATTAATATGCTATTGGGAGAAGCATATCTTTGTTTTTGAGGGGCAGGAGATAGTATTAATTTAGTTCCTGGAAGGTGTTTTTTTACCCACGCATGCTTTCCTATTTTAGATGATTTGTCACGAGATGGAGCTGATAAAAGTTTAGGGTTATATTTTTTGATATAATCCCAATACATTTTACCATCAGACATCCAAGGCATTCCTGCCCAAAATCTGATACCTATATTATCTATATGCCGCCAGAATTCATCTGTACCATATTTGACTTCATATTCACTTGGAAGAATACCATTAGTAGATTTATAAAAATGAAAATCAAAATCTGTTAATACCCCATCCATGTCTGAATATATGGTGTATTTTATTTTTTCTAATTCTTCTGGTATGTAGGTTTTGTTGAATTTTTTATATCCTGAACCATAGGGAGCAGCCTTACCATCATGATTAGGAGCTACATTTTCTTTTTGTGCTTGTAAACGTTTAGTTTTTTCTTTAGATGCTTCTTTTACCTTTGTTTCATCTAAATCTTCATCATCTTCTAAAAAACTAATAGAAGTATAAAAAATATCATTAGCTGCATCTCTATCTTTAGTAAATGATAATAATTTACCTTGATCTTTTTTTAAAATATCATTTTTTAGTTTATTTTTATCTAAATTTTTTAAATACATATTCATATTCATACCTGATGAGCTGGCGTAATGTATATCTTCAAAAGAGAAATTAGGATCTAAGCGGGCTACAACCTCTTTTTCATCTTGATAAGTACTATATAAATCACTATATGGTTCTATATTTTGATTATCTTCTAAAAATTTATCTAAATCTATATATTCTGTGTTTTGTTTTATTATAACAACTAACGGATCTAAAGTTATAATTCTATATATTTCTCCTTTATTAGTATATCCTCCTTTTTTAAGATAAAGAAATATAGCTTCAGGAAAATTAGATGGTCTTTTAAGTTTTTTAGTATCAACCCAAGATCCAATATATTTAGATATGTCTATCTCATTTAATTTATTTAGACGTTTAGTTTTTTCTTTAGATGCTTCTTTACGTTTTTCAATATAATCTAAACCACGTTTTAAACGAGATTTTACCTCAGGATCTTTTGCTTTACCATAAGCAGCTCTTACTCGTTGATGAATTAAATTAATAATTTGAGATTGGCGAGCATGTGATTTAGCTTTAAATGATTTTTTATTTAAAGTATCAACAATGTCTTCTTTTGTTTTAAAAGAAATACCTACTGTATCTTTTGGGTTCTCATCTGTGTATAATCTACGACCACTATTTTCAGGTTTTTTACCTGTGCCTTTTTTAGGGTCTTTTTTCTTTTTACGACCTTCTTCTAAATCTTCTTCTAAACCACGAGCTAATTCTTGAGCATAAGCATTTAAACCAAAGGGATCTTTGCTTTTCTTCTCTTGCAAGCTATCAGTCCAATTTCTAAATGTCATTGTACCATTTAAATTGGCTTCGGCTTCTATATCGTTTAGAACATCATCTTCCTGAGTATTTGTAGTAGTAATATTACCTAATCTATCTTCTAAATTTTGAATATGATGAAAAATTTCGTGACTAAATGAACGTACAATGTCTTTAGGATGTCTACCTTCAGTATAAAGAACAATTGTCATACTGTTTGGATCATAGTATGCAGTTTTCCCTAAAAAATCTTCAGCATTTTTAACATCCCTATGTCTAAATACTATTTTAGGTAGTGGAATAATATTCATACCTTGATTTAACATGTGTTTAGTTAAATCTTTAATTTGTTGTTTATAATCTATATGCTCTGAGTATGTTGCATTTTCATTTAAAGAATCTAATGATATGGTTTCATAAGTTCCGGCTTTTAATTTACCATTAAAAATCAAAGAACCAGCCCCAAAATCATCATATGGGGTTCCTCTTAAGTCAATACCATCATAATTAGATAATAATCTATTAGATAATAGATCACCATCTTGCTTCTTAATAATATCTTTTAAATACTCTTCAAATATTTTTTCTACTTTAGCTCTATTAAGATTTAAATAATCTGAAAAAACATCAATAGCATCTTCAATATTTTCTTGAGTTTCAGGTTCATCTAAATCTTTTAAAGATAAACCATTAAGGTAAAATGTAGTATCTCTTACACCCTCATAAAATTCTGTAGGGTTATCAGGTCTAAACATTTTATACCCAGATAAATCTATTCTAGATATTGTATTATATCTACCTCCCAATTTTTTACTTAATTTCTTAGCTTCTTCAATATCCCCCACAAAAAAATACCCAGTACCTAATAAACCTACTTTAGAGTTTACTAAACCTATACCTCTATCTTTAAGACGTTCTGAAGGGGATTCTGGGTTGAATCCACCTGCTCTGTACCCAAAATTTGAATTTTGGTTTTCCTCTAAATTTAAGGTTGCTAATTTAGTATAATATTTAGGGTCCTCAGCTAAGTGTTGGAGTGCAATAGTTTTGGCTATCTTTGGGTTTTGGGTGTGTTCCATTTCTACTTTAATACCCATTTTTAATTCTTGGGGGTTAACCGTTTGTTCATCAGCTGGTTTGATATATTCATTTATATTTCTATCAGAAATATATTTTTCAATATCTTCTTCACGATATCCTAATAACTTACCAATTTCTCTAGTATCTTCTTCATTAGCATTAGATGCTAGATATCCATCATATTTTTCAGCTAGTTTTTTTAATTTCATAGCTTGTGCTTTAGTTTCGGGAGTGTAAACTACAAATGCTTTGTATGGGTTACCTTTAACAGGAAGCATTTGTAAATTGTGTTCTTCTATAACATTTAATATGTTTTCCCAATTTGTGGGAGTGTTGGCTTTTTCAACTATAAATGCAATTTGTCTTTTCCCATCTACTAAAGTTTGAATTGAATCTATATCTGAATAGGCTTCTTCGGGCTTAATATTTTCAAATATATTAAAAACTACTTTTATGGGAATTTTAGGAACAGCCCCTTCTATAACAATATTATCACCTTCAATATTAACTTCAAAATCTGAAGGGGATAAATTTTTATAATATTGTCTATAAAATTCTAATCTATTCATTGTACCATGGTTGACAGATTCAACTAAAGATGGTTTTAATACATTATAAATTTTTATTTTATCTCCAGGAGTAAGTTCATTAGGTAAATATTTAAAAAACTCTTCTCTACTTTCATTTAATACTTGTCTAGCTTTAGTTCCACTAATATCTAAATCTTTTGTAATATTCTTTACTTCAAGATTTTTGTAAACACTTTGAAGTTTTAGTTTATTTTGATAATCAATTAAATCTTGCACATCGCCTTTTCTGGTGCCAGATATAAGATATATTGTTGTATCAGGATTTTCTTTAGCTATATCTATAACTCTTTTAATAGGAGATCCTTCAATTTTTACAATTTTAATTTGTTTGGGTAAATATTTCGAATATACATTCCATATGTCTAAAGACTGGGTTTGGTTTATATTATTTCTTATACTCCCACCTATAAAAATATATAAAGTTTTTATTTCTGGGTATTGGTTTAATGTTGTTTTAGCAATTTCAAAATGGCCCTTAGTTGGGGGTTTAAATCCCCCGGCAAATATAGCAATAATATTTTTCAATTTCTGATAAATTTATCTAATTTAGATTGAATTTCGGTTTCAGAGAAAGGTTGCAAAATTTCTTCAAATTGTGGGGAAGTTAATTTATTTACAATCCCTTCTATGTTTTGTATATAATTTTGCTTATTTCTACTTTGAGTATTCCTAGCTGAAGAAATTTTCTTTTCTAAAAAATTTGAATCGGGTTCTATGTTTGATTTTTGGAATTCTTTTTGGAATTCTTTTTTTATACCTTTTAATATGTTTTCATCTTTAGATGAATATGAAGTTTGAGAAAGAACTTGATTAAATGCCTTTTCTATTTCGGGTGTATCAAATTCAAATTCTTTATTAAAAGAAGATTTAAATTTATCTGGGTTACTCTGGGTAAGATTTTCTAAATATTGTATTAAAGCATCTTTACCTTGATGAGCAGCAGTATTGAATTCTTGAATTTGTTTTTCAAATCCGGGTGGAATATTTTGTATTAAAGTAAAGTTATCACCAAACATTTTTCTATACTCTTCAATATTATTATAAACTTGATCCCAAGTTTTTAATACTGCTTCTAAAGGTAAACTTCTATCTCTTTCAAAATTTCGTAAAACTGAAACAATGGGATGAGTATAAATCATTACCATAAAAACATCATATCCTTCTAATTGTTTTAGGGTGTTTTTTATATTAGCAGCTGTAGTATCCCATAGTATATTTTGATTTTTACTTTTAACATCTTGGAAAAGTTCTTTAAATGCTACCATAGCGTTAGCTAATGGTAAATTTTGCTTTTCAATAAATTCATCTGGGTTAAGATATGTAAAGGGGGTAGAATTTGTTTGACTTTTAAATATTCCATTTTTTATATTGCCTAATTTATTTTTAATAACGTATGATTTACCACTACCAGCAGCTCCCCCCAATAATATAGCTTTAGGTTTTAAAGCTTGTTCATATAAAAGTTGTATTAATGATATCATATTATTTATCTATAAATGTTTCTTTTTATAAATCCGGTAGGCCCAATCAAATCTTTTATTTCTTCGTCAGATTTTTCAGCGAGAGGAGTATTTGCTAAATAAAGATCACCTTTCACTTGTAAACCTTTAGGTAAAGATGTAATTGGAGTATTTTTTAAAGTGAGAGAATTTTCTACTTGTAAATCTTCAGGTAAAGATGTAATTTTAGTATTTATTAAACTAATATAACCTCCTACTTGTAAATCTTTAGGTAAAGATGTAATTGGAATGTTGTTTAAAAAAAGATGACCTTCCACTGTTAAACCTTCAGGTAAAGATGTAATTGGAGTATTTGCTAAATCAAGAAAGCCTCCTACTGTTAAACCTTCAGGTAAAGATGTAATTGGAGTATTTCCTAAATCAAGATTACCTTTTACATTTAAATCATCAGAAGTAATAGTTTCCGGGGCATGAATGAGTTTAATTTTAAAAGGAATAGGCCTACCTTCCTTATCCTCTAGAAATTTGAAGAAATTGTAGATGTTGGGTTGCATGTTCTACTTTTGGTTATAAATATTATAATTTATATTCTTTCTAATGAATCTATTCTAAATTTAATCTCATCAAACAATACTTGAACTGAGGAACTAAATGAGTACATTCCATTTTCGGTGTTGTATATTACTTGGTTGGTTTCTAAATTAGTACCTTTAATCCTTCTTTGAGGAAATTGGTATGGATTTTCACTATTATATTCTAAAACAAGATCAAATTGTTTATAAGAGGGTGGGAGAGAGGCTTCAGATACTTCATTTTGAGATAATGAAATATTATCTAGTGATCTAATTGAGTTGATAATAGAATTTTGGAAAGCTTCATTTATTTGTTCTTGGGTTGTTTTAGATCCAAAGTTAATTAACATTCTTATAAAGATAACTGTTGTTAAAGCTATATTCAAGATTTTATTTAAATCATTTAATTTTTCTATAATAGGATTTAATATATCGTTTATTTGTTTTATAATATTAGACACTATACTAAGAGGTCCATCTATTTTATCTATATTTTTCCCTATAAAATCTAACGCATCTGATAATGTTGTTAAAATATTGGCAGGGATACCAATACCAGGGGGTACTGAAGTAGGGAAGGGGACTAATTTTATAGTAGTAACTGCAGTTTTTAATCCTGTTACAGCTGCCCCCAAAGTAGAAGATAATTTATCTAAAGTATTAATGGGGGTTTGTAATAATATCAATGAACCTTGTAATGTATTAGTTACCTGGGTTGTGGTATTTAATATATTTTCAAGAGTATCTAAAGTGCTGTTAACAGAATTTTTAAGATCAATAGGTAGTATAGTAAGGGGTGGAACTCCTATACCTGCAGCTAATGCCGCTTGGGATATATACTCGGGTGATATAAAATTACTAGGTAATTCAATTTCACCTTTAAGAGCAGATTCAACATTTATGGGTAAAGGAATAGGAATTTTTGATTGGATCTGGTTGGATACTTCTTTTATAAGTTTATTCTTTTGATTATCTATAGCTATATCTAAATCAAATGCTTCCCCAGCAACATTGGTTAATTGAGATATTATCAAATTATTAAGAGACATTATTTAGATTTTGTTACTTTAGATTTATAGGTTTCTATATTATTTAATAGTTGGGTTGCAGTCTTTAATAAGGTAGTAGCTGGAACAGGGATAGAGGAATTAGGAATAAATGGGGATGGGGTTCCTATTGGAGTTTGGAGTGCTGTACTTAGATTAATTATTTGTTGTAATAATTTACTAAAATCATCTAAAAATTTGTTACCCAATATAATAGGTTCAGTAGCATTTTTATTACCTAATAAAATTTCTTTTCCTTTTCCTATATGAACTATAAAATTAGAAGGTGTATCAAAGTGAAACCCAGATTGAGCCCCAAAAGATATAGATTTTTGAGAGCTAATTAATATATGATTATCATCGGAATTGAATACTAACCTACCAGAATTTATTATTACTTGCTCCCCTGAGAATTCAGATGGTTTTGCAGGAGGTTCTTCCTTATATGAATCATATTTTGTATTAGAGGCCTCAATTGGGACTTTTTGTGTTGAAGTTAAATAAATACTAGATTTATCTTTATTTATATTTTCTACCTGAGGAATCCAGGCTTCCTTTCCATCATCATGCTGACCATTTCTAATTATAATAATAGGATCACCATTAGTACCTACACTTGACCATGGATTAATAATACTGCTGTTTAAAACTGTAGAACCCAATCTAATACTATTACCCCATCTACCTTCATAAATGTTATCTCCTTCATAGGGTTGAAGGTTTTTTACATCTATACGTTCTTCAAATGTTTTTCCTAAATTAATTTCAGTACCCCCATCGGTAACTCTACGAACAGCTCCAGCTTCAGTTTGTTGATAATCTCTTTTCTGAGATTCGGGAAGTAAAACATTTCCAATAGGATTAGGAATTGCATTGTGATGACAGCTATTCCAAATATTAATAGGTTGAAAATAATAATATTCTATACCTGAAATATTAGACTGAATATCTGCATTTGGTAGTGTTAGAATATAAACAATCTCGTTTACTGTAGGGATAAAACGATTATTAGGGAATAGAGGTTTAGCAAAATTTTCGATATCATAGCTATCACTAATGTTTGGGGTTTTTATACTATTAAAAAACAATCCCCCAATAGAAGACCATTCACCTTTTTGTTTAAATACTTGAGGATTATCTATATTATTTAATATCACAAACGAAACACGAGCAGCAAAAATCCCTCCAACTGAGGATTGTTGATTTACACCTGAGTTTTGTTGCGGTTTGCCCGTTACTCTTAAAGCCATTATTTTTTACTCTTATCAATTTTATCTATTTCAGCTAAAAGTTGTGCTTTTTCCTCTTCTGAGATAGAAAAATCATTTTCATTGCTCTGGCTTTGGATTACTCTTTGGATAATAGTAGCCATTTTAATTAAATGGTCATCATTTTTAACTCCAATTTCTAAATATTCCTTAATAAGAGGAACAATCAAAGTAGCATCTCCAATTTCTTGAACTAAGGGTTTTAATTCAGAAATTAAAGCTCTTACCTGTTCTTCCCTTTTTTTCTGATTTGAATATATTTCTTCTAGCAAATCAGAAAACTTTTTTCCTTTAAATATTATAGTATCTAAATTTCCCATTTTTATTATAAATATTATTTCTTATAAGATCTAAGAAGGGAAAATATCTGTCTCTAGATATAAAAGATATTTTTCTTGGAAAATGCTATGGAGTCTTTTAGTTACTTTAGTTATTCTAGGAGTTTTTACATCTACTTGTTCTCTAATAAAAATATATAGAGCTTTTTTATTAAAAATGTTAATATAATCTCTCTTTCTAAATAATTCTAAAACAGCATCAGCTATGCGAGCATCACTTTCTTTAGGAAAAATATCATAAATGTTTTTAGTGCAATATTCAACATACCTATCTATAAAAAAAGATAATTTATCATTCTTTTTATAACCCTTAAATGATAATTCATCAGTTTCCTCTAAACCTTCTTCTACAATAAAATCTAGATCATGTTCTCTTTGAGGTGAGTGAATAAAACTAGGATCTGATGTATCTAAATCTGAATATATTTCTAGATCATTTAAAGGTAAATTATTTAGTTTTTTACTATAGTTTTTATTATTATATAATATTAACCACCTTTTAACAATAGTACCAAAATACGAATAGGCCTTAGCACCCCTACTAGGATCAAACATATGGATTTTATCTAATAAAAATACCATTATTTCATGTTGAAGATCTTCTAAATTCTCAACTTCAGTATGATAAAACTTAAAAGTGTGAATTATATTCTGGGTTAGTTTATAGAAAGGATAATGGATTTTTTCTTGATATATCTTACTTTTCAATTTAGGACATTGAGTGCTATTATAGTTAATAATGGCATTTTCTGTTTCCTGGGTGAAATATCTTTTCTTTTGTTTTCCCTGTAAATGTTGGTTAATAATTGAATCCATAAATTTTCTTTAAAGTTTTCTTAGCTGGAAGTCATTTAGAATGTCTTGTAGTTGTTTAATCTCTTTAAAGAAAAATCCTACTTCATCATCACTATTAAATGTCCCTTTACTATCAATTTTTTTCAATCTTTCATCTGTTAATTCTATAACACGAGAAATTTTATCAAGATAAACTAAATAACTTATTACAATATCTTCAGCAGCTTCGTTTTTACGTAAGAGGTTAAAAGTCGTAAATCCAAGAATTACGACTATAACCGATAAGATTATTATTATTGCTATCATAAACTATCTAACATATTTTTTAAGCTTTCACTTTGAATAGTACCTAAAGCTTTGGTTTTGGTAGACTTTTTAGGTTCTGATTTTTCCTGTAAAAGCTGTTTTTGGGGTTTATTTAAATTAGATAACCACTCCAATTCAAATTCAATGCGAGATGCCATTAAATCGGCTTGGTGGAGAATGAAGGGCATACATGTGCGTGGTTTTTGTTCTGGGGGATAAGTCATTAAATATTTCTTATTCCCTTCATCATATAAACCATCATGAGTTTGAATAGCAATCATTTCATTAAATGTGTATTTAATGTTATTAGATTGCAACAAATATAAACCTCTATCTGGAACAGATGCAAATGCTAGCTGAGTATTATATTTGTAATCTTCTCCAAGCTTTTCTTTTCTCCATTGGTCAGTCTGGGTAATATATGCTTCATGATTTTCGTCTCCAATTTTACCTAAATCATGGTTAATAGCGGAAAATATAAGTTCTTCCATAGTAAATGTACTCATATCAGCATTATGTTCAGCCCATATATTTGCCAGTGAAATAGCACAATTTACTACTCTATTAACATGGTCAACATACCCTCCAGGGAAAGCATTGTGATATTCCTTTTTATGAGAAGCAGGCATCATCATAATACGATCCTGGTATTTCTCATAAAATTCAATTAGTTGTTCTTTGCGAGGGGATGTAATATAAGTCTCAATATTTTGTATAAAGACTTCCCAATTTTTCTGAATCTGTTCAGCAGTAAGTTTCATAACCTATGTTTTTTCAATTAACCATATCGAAGAGGGGATGCTTCTCTCTCAATAATAGATTTTAAATCGTTAACAATTTCTTCAGTGGCTTCAATCTCCTTTCTAAACTCGTTAGTTGAGGTTTGATGAGAAATTAAAAGTTTCAATGTTTTAAGTTTCCCTTCAATCTGTAAAAAACGCTTATCAATTAATTCTTGATTTTTCATAAAAATATTTTATATATTAAAAAATAATGATGGTTTGAAGTTACGAAAAAGACTTTGGGGAGGCCAAATTATCCTGCAAATTCTTTTACTTTATCTAAAATTTTCTTCAACAGAATACACTTTTCATATTCTTCAATTTCTTCAAAAAAATTTAAACCTAATTCTAAAGCTACATCCAAATATTCTTTAGAATATTTTTCAATAGCTGAGATGTGGGTTGGGTCGGTTACATCAATATTTTGGATGTATTCCCATGCTTTAGCGTATATAATACGCTCGCTTGCCTCTTCCATGGTATCCATCGATCCTACAGAAGTATTTGATTCTGCCAATGATTTTGCCAAAATCTTATTGAAATGTCTATAATTAATAATCAATTTTTTATACATTCCTATCCAATAGGTTGGGGTTTGGGTAAAATCAAGATATACCCCAACATTATCATCTGGATTTTCATCAGAAGAAAAATGACCAAAAATATTATTAATGTTTATCATTTTTTTTATAAATATAATAAAAGAATAAAAAAATAGGGGACTATGTCCCCTATTGACCTTTAACGACATTGGTCAAGCCGTTAGCTTTTGGTTGAGCCTCGCTCAAGCAGCCGCTGCTAGGGCATATTCGCCATTTAAATTTAGGTGTAACTTCATAATAGTACATTACATCCTGTCAATTCCTGTCATCCCCATATGAGATTAAATTTTTAGTGGAGATGCGGGGTATCGAACCCCGGTCCAGTAATGCTGTAACTATTAATCATCAGCTACATGTATAAATATACAAAAGATGGAGTGGTTTTCCAACCTACTGATACCATTATTGCAGTCCCACTAGGATTCGAACCTAGACTAACAGAACCAAAATCTGCTGTGCTGCCATTACACAATGGGACAATTTTTGTACTCCCTACAAGATTCGAACTTGTAACCCTTTGCTTAGAAGGCAAATGCTCTATCCAATTGAGCTAA